CCGGAGATACCAACGCCGTAAGAGCCGGGAGAACCTGTGAATAGAGAGCCGCCGTTAACGTAAAGCCTCGTCCCGGCTGGCGTTGCGGAGCCGATACCCAGCCGCCCACTAGCATCCAGCGTCATCGCTGGAGTAAATGTAGTAGTTGATGTCATCCTAGAAAATTCTAGGTTGCCGCCTCCACCACCATAGTTTCTAATGCCCCAACCGTCAGCCGACGAGTTCTCTTGCTCAAAAACTAAATGCTGATTAGTGCTGCTGGATTTAATAGCTACGCGGGTATTGTGATTAGTCGTTGTTGCAACCAGCAGGTTGCCGGATGTATCAATTGTGGCTGCGGTTGTCGCGCCATTATTGCCAACTTTAAACAAAATGCTGTCGGACGTGCCAACGCCAGATGTTGACTGAAGCGTAAGCGACGACGATGCGGTCGTGCCACCGATAAACAGTGGGCCAGTAGCCGAAGTTACGAACGTCGGCGTCGTAATGCTAGGCGACGTAGAAAACACAAGATTGGTGCTTGTCGTGCCCGTAGCACCTGAAGCCGTATAACCAGTGATATTGTTGAACGCTGTAATGCCTGCCGCTGTAACATTAGTTCCCCCAAGAGCAACGGGCACCGAAGAATACTCACCTAAAACGCCTGCGTTATTGTAGAGAACGCGCGTTGATGTGCCGCCTGTGATCGCCGTCGTGCCAACGTCAAGGTCAATGCCGAGAGCGGTAGGATTTGTCCATGACATCGCGCCGCCGGTCGTCGCCGACAGGATATACCCGTTGGAGGCAGGAGCCGCCGTTGGAAGTGTATAAGTAACCGCAGCGGAAGCATTACCAGCTTGAATCTTTGTAAGATTGGCGCTTGCCGAGTTACCTAACGCCAATACGCCGGTCGTCGTTGATGTAACGCCAAGAGTCGCCGTGCTAGTTGTCTTATCAAAAGTAAAAGCCGCGTTACCGGCCATATTACCAGCGTCGTTAAACTGAATATTTGTATCGACACCAGCCGCGCTGCCTGCCGCGCCACCCGATACAGCCCATGATGTGTTACCTAGACCGTCTGTGACAAGCACATAACCAGATATACCATTTGATGCTGGCAACTGGAATGTTGTTGTCCCCGCGATAGCAGCCGCTTTTACTGTTACTGTACCTGACGTAGAGCCATTAAATGTCGCTGTGCCAGTGAGTGTAGGCGAGCCAATCGTTGGACCTGTACCAAATACTAAAGCCCCAGCGCCCGTTTCATCCGTGACAGCCGAACGGAGATTCGCGCTCGATGGCGTCTCCAAGAACGTCGCAACACCTGACCCAAGGTCGCTAACGCCTGTGCTAATAGGTAATCCCGTCGCATTTGCCAATATCGCTGAAGATGGGGTGCCTAAAGCGCCGCCATTAACAACGAAAGCGCCAGCCGATCCGACGTTAACGCCGAGAGCTGTAGCTACGCCAGTGCCAAAAGACGTGATACCTGTACCGCCATTAGCAACAGGGAGTGTACCCGTAACACCGGTCGTAAGCGGGAGACCAGTAACATTGGTCATCGTGCCGCTGGATGGGGTGCCTAATGCACCACCAGAATAAAGAAATGTACCGCCGCTACCGAAGTTAACAGAGACACCGTCATTACCATTCAGCGTAATTGTGTTGTTAACAGAGAACGTCTTGCCTGCCGCAATAGAAATCGTGCCGTTCGAGCCAAATACAAAGTTCTTTAAGTATTGCGAGGTGACATAATAGTTCTGCCCAGACCTAGCAATGGGAATAGCATCAGCAGCTTGAGAAGAGCCACCATCTTCAAGTTCAGAAATCTTAAGATCGGTCATAAAATAAACCTCTAGACGCTACCTGAGCATACCGTAGAGAACTCAGATATGCAAACAAAAAACCCCGGCGGCACAAGGGGGAGGAAACACCGCCGGGGTGGAGTCTAGACTAGAGGCAATGAACAACCGGGGAGGTTCGTTCACCACTGGTGATAACATGAGTTAAACCGTCTGTCTACTAAGCGCGGCGTAAAGTCACCGTGAAGTCAATGTTATCCCCCGAACCACCCGACACAACCGGCTTGATGTACACAGCGTAGACCCCAACCTGCTGGAACTGCGTAGTCGAAGTCACCGAGAGAGCCGTGCCAGCCGAGTCCTTGAGGTCCGTCCACGTCGTCCCGTCGTTGCTAAACTGCAACTTGGCCGTCGCGCTACCGAATGTTCCACTGATGAGGACCGATGCAATAGATCCTTCAGCTACAGTAAGCTTAAGCGGCGTATCCGTCGAGGTGGAGACACCCGTCCACTTAACAACAGGCACACCTGCAACAATGGAAACTACTCCAGATATATCAGCCATTTACAACTCCTTATGTCCACCCAACGGCAGACAGAGGCTTGACCTCCCGCCGAGCCAGCAATGTACCGCCATCCGCAACCTGAGCAACGTGCAACATAAGATACTGCAACGCCTCAGCCACGTGGGAGTGTGCGTTCTTATCAATCACCCCGTCACCCTTGGGCTTGTAGCGATACCCGCCCATCATGGCCGCTTTAAGGTGTGTGCAGCGTGGGTCAACGAGAAACGCCGGGTCGCCATCTACTTGGCGCATGAGATAGTCATCGACCGCGTTTATGCGCGCCGCAACGGAGTTGGTCCGCGCTGGCATAACCTTAAGCCCCTCAGCCTTGATAATGTCCACGGCGCTGCGCTCGTCGGTCTGCGCTCTCTGCGTCCCCGCCGGATCGACCACAACAAATACAGGCGCACCAGAAAACTGTTCATAGAGCAACGGCTTGAGCACGGTCCGAATGAAGCGTTGAACCCCCATGTCGAAGCTGACTGCTTCAGCAAATATCAGTGCGCGGCCTCGCGGGTCTTGCTGTCCAATGACGGCGGCAGGTGTGAGTCCAAGGTCCATTCCCACAATGATTGGGCGAACTCCGTTGGTAATGTGACGGAGTCGAGAAGTGGCCATATGATAGTCTGCTCGGAAGTATTTGTAAACAGGAAGACCTGCACTGGATAGTCCGTACTCTCCGTCAATATAAACCCTAATGTATTCATCGGACCGACCCTGTGTATCATAATACCCGTCGGGCAAATTTTCGATGTTTTCGGCATAGGGGCTGCGTCCTGACGGTTGCTTAAACACATCCCATCCGTTGTCGTTGGCGCTGACGCCATCGGCGGGACTAAGGTGCTCAAGCTGGTAATACCACCATGTATCCATGGTCGGAGGGTTGGTGTCGCCCCACATCCCATGCCACGTGGGACCACCGTCTTTCTTGGAAGGGAAACGTCCAATGCGTTTAGACATCGCATCGACGATGTCTGGGTGGATGTCCCGGCACTCGTTAAACCACGCGCCAGTAAGCTCAAGAGAATTGAGGTTAGCCACATCATCGGCGTCATCCAGCGCACGAAACATGATCTCACTCTCGACATCGCCCACCCTGAAGAAATACGTCTTGGTCGTGCGCATGTAGTCGCCGCATACTCCCGGCGGGAACCAATCCAGAAACGTCTTGATCGTCGTGTCCTGAAGCTGTCTTGCCGTCTCACGCACCACAGCGAAGCGGGTCTTGCGCACACCGTTCTGATTCGGCTCCTGCATGGACGCCCGGCGGATGACCTCGAACGAACAGGTGACAGACTTGCCACTACCAACCGGCCCGAGCAGTACGCGCATCTTCGCGTCGGACCCCATGAACTTAACCCCCGTCGGCGGGGGCGTGTAATTGATGTCAAGAGCCATGGGTCTGATCCAGCACAGTGATCCGATAGATCACGCCTGCGCGCTTGGTTTTGAGTATCTTAGTCTGATAGGACAGGTTCTGGATTGTCAACAACTTTTCCATCAGAGTCGCTTCGCTTAGACTTGTGAAGTCAAACGTCGCTGGCTTCGGCCTCAATCTCAGAGTCTGCAGGAGTTGACGCATCAACGTCGATAAGCCTTGCACTTCCAAGCTCCTGACCCCCGAGATTTATCATTATGCGCACGCCGCCAGCCGCGCCGGAATCCACTGGTTCATTCTTCGGCTCCAGACCAGCCCACTTCACCGTGGACTTGATGAGGTCCGCTTTGACCGCTGCGCTTACGTCAGGATTGTGAATCAATAACCAAGAAGTTGTGAGAAGCTCTTCAGCCTGCAGCCGCGCCTTGGTCTTGAAGAGAATGCCCTTGTCACGAATCTCGTCCCGATAGCCTTCCACCTTCTTGAGAAAGATCGGGTCCTTATTGAATGACAACAAGTCTTGCGCTTGGATGCTGTGCCGCTCCAAAATTTCATCGACCTCCTCACCACTGCCCTCAAGTCTGAGCGCAATGTCGAAGGCTAGGCGGTTTGTCCAACGCGTGGAGTCGTATGCAAGTGACATGTGGAGAAAGTAAACTGGGATTGCGGGGATGGCAAGTTGTGAGATTTTCCGAGACTTGTGTATTTTCTTCATAGCTTCACCCCTGAGCTTGTGTATTTTTTACACAACTTCGTTTTTTGGGGTTGTGGTTTATGAGGTTTACTACACACTGGCTGGGCCTCGCGCGCGTCAGTCCATGTGGCCCCCCCCCCTGCCTACCCCCCTCTGTTGTCATACAGAACAGCCTTGGTTGACATTCATGTTGACATACTATGCCTACGGCCTAGTCTAAGGCATAAGCTATTGATATTGCAGCGATTTGACAACGGCCCCGACTTGTGCATAATGGACACAACCCCCGGACTGGCCGGAGGGTTTAGGCAATGGAAAGGTTAAGACTATGGCAATCGCTTCTAAGAAAACCGCTCAGGTCGAATCAGTCTCTAATGAGCAACTTTTTGA